GGAATGTTACGTCTTAATACAACTGTTTGTGTTGATGTTGGAATGTTACCACCTGTAAATATAACTGTACCACCAGCAGATACACCTGCACCTGTTACTGTATAGTGAGTTGTAATAGTTTTAGTTGTTTCTGTACCATTAGCAGCACGAATGATTACTTGAATATCTGAGTCTTGGAATATCTTAAATGTATAACTAAACGTGGTAGTTGAACCATCACCACTATAACTGTTTCTAACTGTAGTTGAAGATATTGTCATATTTAATCTCTATATACTATTTTACTTTCTAGGCAATAATTCTTTTGTTTCTTTTTCTTCATAAACACCTAGCTTTCTAAAGCCATACTTTTCTTTTTTAGCTTCTTTTATATTGTCTTTAACTTCAGGATATTCAATTAACATGTCTTCAAATGCTTTGTCTTTATAATTTTGAAAGATTCTTTTTATTATTAATTCTTTTCCACCTTCAAAGTTTTCATCACCTTCTTGTCTTCTTTTATAATCAACAGAATTAATAGTAATTTCTAATTGCTCTTTTAAAGTTCTACCTCTTATTGTAGTTTTTCCTATTTTTTCAACCCAATAATTATGAGCAGATTGATTGTTTTTTTTGTATTCAAGTAAATCTACTTTTTCAATTTGTTTTTCATTTGGTTCTGTAAGTCTAACTTTAAGCCTCATTATTTCTAATGCAACAGGATCCTCTTTTAAATCTGATTTTCTACCAACTAAGAGTGGTCCCTGAGTTAAAGACAAGTAAGATAATACTCCTTCAGAATTAACATAAATAGAATTAGGATTTCTTTCTATAGGTTCTCCAGTTAATAAATCTCTTCTTGGTTCAAGATAATTTGTTTTTGTAATAAGTGGAGTTTTTTTAATAATTTCATCTACAAAGGTTCTAGCTTCAAGAACTTCTTTATCTCCTTCATATACACCAGGAATACCTGCTCCTAAAAATGCTTGGTAAGGAATAGCATTTCCAACTATTCTTCCAAAATATTTTTCTATTTTATCTGGATTTGGATCTTCTGCAACATCAAGAGTATCAGAAATACCACGAGCATAAGCCTTATTATAAAATGATTTCATTACAGATAATACAGCTACACCAAAAATATTTTGTTTATTTTCATCATTAATATTATCTGTGTTTTCTGCAACATCTGCTAAAATTGCTAACATATAAAAACGAGGATCATTACGATTATATTGTAAATAAGTAATAGTTCCATCATCATTCTTTCTTGCTAAAGAATATGGTTGCCATCCATTTTGTAACCAAGTTTTTTTTATTTCAAAATCTTTTGGTCCAGCACCTGTAACCTTACGATAAACATTTCCTTGACTATCAGTTACATCTGAATTTACTAAACTCCAGCCAACTAAACCAGCAGAGATACCCATTACTTGTCTGCCAAGAACATCAGCTCTTGCACGTCTATCTCCTGTTTTCCAAGCATCTCTCATAGGTTTTGTAAAAGCACCAAAAACAGGAATCCTTGATTCAAAATGTCTCCAAATATTAGTTGGAGTTTTTACAAATGGCACAACAACTCTAAAAAAAGGAGCAGATTCTAAAACTTTTAAAATTGCTCCACCAATATTAAAAAATCTTCCATCATCTAAACTGTTAGTAAATGTATTATATCTTGCTTCTTGTAATGCTTTAGCTGCCAAAGGATTATCTTTAACATTTGCTAATCCATTTTTATCAAAACCATTTTTAAATATTTTATCTATATTTTCATTAGCTTCTTTAGTGCCTAATTTAAAACCAAGTTCTAAAGTATTTTCAACCGCTTCAGCAAATAATCTTCCACGATAACTTGTTTGTTTAAATAATTCATCTGTACCCATTAATAATCTTGTTGGAAATTCTACAAATTTTCCAATACGATCAACCCAAGTTCCAGCAGCACCATTGAATCCTAAATTAGATGCACTGATTGGTCTGACTGCTTTACCATTAACAATTTGTAAATTATCTTGAGTTCTAGCAAGTGGATCAAGAACAGCATCTCCTTGTCTTAATGCAATACCAACAGCTCTCCATGTGTCTCTCATAGTAAAAAGCATTCCTTGATACTGAGAAAACCCAGCTCTAATTGTTTGAGTGTCTTTTTTTAATGCTGCACCAGCTATAATTTCTAATGGTCTTAAAAATGTTTCATAAGCATTACCTAAAATATTTACAGCATAAGTAGGAGTTCCTGATAAAATTGAATTAATATAAAGTGAATTAAAAACATCTATAATCTTTGATGCTTTTGATTTTGTTATTTGATTAATTACTTCTTCTGGTTTTAGATCTCTGATTTTTTTAGCCATTACAGCAGGGTTGGCATCATAGTTTTTAAATATATCTGCTATTTTTTCAATTTCTAAAATCTTTCCACCTGCTCTAGAAACTTTAATTCTACCAGCTTGTGTTTGTCTTGCGGCTCCTCTAATCTGTTCTTTTAAAGAATAAAAAGTTTCTTTTATAACATTTCCTCTTAATGCCAATTCTTCTTTTGATTCTTTAGACCAGTTAGCAACATCTTCTCCAAACTCTTTTAAATATTTTGCTGATGTTTCTTGAAAATCAAATGCTAAATCTTGTAGTATTTGTTTAGATGCTAACATTCTAACTGTTCCATCTTTTGATTTTACACCTTCTCTAATAATACTTTTTAATACTTCTTCTTTATCTCTACTTAGTAGTGTTGCTAATTCTTCAGCAACTTTATTACTTAATACATCGTTTTCTAAATATTCTTTAGTTACATCATCAAAAGAATTATCTACAACATCATCAATAGTTTTTAAAACTTCTTTACCACTTTTAAAAGAACCAGTATTAATAACTTTTTTAATCCATAATTCAGAATCTGTTTTTGCGCTTTCTTTTGTTGTTTTAATAATTTTTAATGCGTTATCTATATTAATAGCTTCATTTCCTTCATAAGCTAATTTTTTAACTCTAGTAGTTTTTTTTCCAGTATTTATATCATCAATAATTTTTGATGTTTCTTTTTGTATAATAGCTCTTTCATCTAAATTTTGTGTTGCTCTCATTTTTTTAAAAGATTTTATTCCATAAAATATTGCATCATAAGTAGGTTTTGCACCCCTTACTCCAATCTCAACAATTCCTCCTAAAGCCATTCCTTCTAAAACATTTTTTAATCTACCTTCCATTTCTGTATCTTCTGGATTTGATGCAAGGTATTGAGTAACAGCATTGTTTAATACTGGCGAATCAAACTGAACTAACATATCTGATAATCTTCCTTCATTAGGATCAAAGACAGTAAGATCGGCAACAGCTCCAGCACCAAATGCTCTTGCTGTATTTTTAATTGCCCCACCTGTAAGTCCAGCTCCTTTTAAAAATTTAGCTGGTCCAGCAAAGCCAGTAATAAATCTAGATATTCCTTCTGTTACATCACCAGCTAATGTTTCTGGTTTATGAAATATTGGTAGTTGTCTTTTTTTAGAATACTCTTCTGATTTCCATTTAGATGGAGGAACATATCTTGGAATAAAATCTTTAAATGAAAGTTTGCCATCATTATCACCAAACTCAATACCACCTAAAGATACAATGTTTTCGTCTAAGAAATCTCCTTGTTCTTCAACAGCATTAACAATGCCTTGAGGAACTGACAAAGACATATCTCCTAATGTTTGCCAAAAATTATGATCTTTTTCTTCTGGTTGTTTTACCAAACCAGAATTAACAGGTTGTATTTTAACTGTTTCAACATTGCTCTGACCAAGAAGTTCTAAAACTTTTGGTGATAATTCAGATGACATTTTATTTTTGCTTTGTAGTTAATCTAACTTGTTCAGCTAATGCTGGAAGATAATTATTTATAAAACTATTTATATCACCTTCTACTTTTTTAATTTGTTTTCCTTTACTATCTTTTGTTGTGGTAGTTATTGTATATCCTCTTAATTTTGCTAAGTTTTTATATTGAGTTATTTTTTCAGAATCTAAAGCATTCTCTCTATATAGTTTCATATCATTTAAAGTATTTTGATATTGTGTTTCTATATCAAAACGATTTTTTTCTATTAATGTTGGTTGTATTTTTTCAGAAGCTCTATCTTCATAAATAGTTTTTAAAGTATAAATTAAATCTCTAGAGAAATCTTTTCTTTGTTCTAATGTAGCATCTTTATTAAATTTTAAATAATCTCTTATCATTTGATCATATTCAGTTCTTATTTCTAAAGATGATTGTCTATCTTCTAATGTTGGTTGTGAAATCAATGAAGTAGAAGCAATATCTTCTGTTAATGCTTTTATTTGAGCATCAGAATATTCAAAAAATAGTTTATTATCACCAAGTTGTCTTATTAAATTTTCATGCTGTATTCTTTCAACTTCTATTTTTTCTCTTAAAGTATTTATTTTTGTTGATAGTTCTCCAGTCTTTACTTTGTATCCATTATATCTTTCAAAAGATTCTAATTCTTTTGCAAGTTCCAATGCTTTGTCATAATCAGAATCTGGATTC